AATAAAAATGTTAAAGCATTTGTCCCTGATACTGTGGTTATTAGCGTCCAACCCGCTGAAGTATCTCCCCAAGATGCCACAGTCCCATCAGTAGTTAAGAACTTGCCAGAGTTGCCTGTTTGACTTGGATAAGAGTTTCTTTCGCCGATTAGTAGTTTTGTTGCAGAAACAGCCGTACCCGCAAAAACGGTAGTTGAGTTTGCGACTATTTTGGGAGTTGCATATTCATTAACGTCTTGACCTGTGTAGCCACACACCATCATCTTACTGCCATCGGCGCTAAACGCTAGTCCGTGTGGGTTTGTTTCTTGGCTATTTACAGAGAATGATACAGAACTGTAGGATGCTGTGCTTACGTCAAAGCCTGTAGTTAAATTGTATTTGTAGACGCTTTTATTATTGTTTCGCGTAAGAACAAACATTTCAGTTCCATCTGAATTAAACTGAGTATCCTTCGGTTGGTCATCTTGCGATGCAATACTAAACCCGTCTACAAATGATGCTGTCGATACGTCAAAGCCAGAAGTTAATGCGTACTCGTTAATTTTCTTAGTGCTTTCTCCAGTGACGAACATTTTCGTGCCGTCAGTGTTAAAAGTTACGCCTTGAGTGTTAGAGTCTTGCGCGGCAGTAGAAAAGCCGTCAGTGTACGATGCTGTGCTTACATCAAAGCCAGTGCTGAGGGCGTATTCATGAACAGTGTTGGACGATTCTCCGTTCACAAACATACGAGTGCCGTCAGCGTTAAAGGCTAATCCTGTTGGAGTTGTTTCTTGTCCAGAAACGCTAAAACTATCGACGAATGATGCGGTGCTTACGTCAAAGCCTGTGCTTAGGGTGTACTCTCCGATATCGTTACCCTGACTCCCTGCGATGAACATCTTTGTGCCGTCAGCGTTAAAGGCTAACGCTCCTGGCTGTGTATCTTGCGAAGAAACGCTAAATGCTTGAGTGTAAGAAGCGTTGGCAATATCGTAATTCACAACAGAAGTTGCAGTGTTTAGTGTGCCGTTATCTTGGACAAAGTAAGACTGACCTGCGGTTAAACTAGATTGAGCATCATCGACTGTGCCGACTAGCTGTATTGTTGCAGTAGCGCCGTTGGAGTAAGCAGCGTCAGATATGCCAATGTAATTTTCTGAGGTCAGGTTTGTTGCGCTAGTTGTGGAAGAATAAAGAAGCGATGTTCCTTTATAAGAATTACCACCATCACCAAAAGCAAATATCGTTCTTGCTGAATCTGGGTCATACACCAATGCGTTATATTGAATTGATGAAGACAAGTAAGTCACTGTTGAAGTAGCGGTAACGCTAGTGCCAGAAATTGTGGCTTGAATAGACCCCGCCGTGCCGGTTGCACTAGCATCCCAGAAAGACACTATTGCTTTATTAACAACAGTATCAAAAGAAGCGGACAAGTTAAAACTACCCCCGGCAACAAGAATTGCTTCAGTACCGAATGTCACGCTAGTTCCTGAAATGGTCGCGACTATTCCCGCAAGGTAACTGGTACTAGTTTTTCTCCAGACAATTAAAGTTTTATTATTTGATGAATCATAAACAGCATAAGGGTCAGCTACCGTTTCCGAGACAAATGCAGTAGGCGTTCCTATAGAAGCAGTCGTTCCTGATACAGAAATTACAGCAGCGTATCCATAATTAGATGTTCCTCTATAACACAACAAGCTCTTATTCGCGTTTGCATCATAAACCAGACCTATCGATGCGCCTTGTGGTGCAGCAGTGCTAGCTACAGCGCCGAATGTTATATTAGTACCCGAAATTGTGCCTACGCGCACTTTAATGGTATTGTCACCCGGAACTTCATAAGCAATTATTAATTTATTCGCAGATGAATCGAAACAAATAGCGTTACGGCCTATTTCAACACTCGAAAATACGTTGTCAGAACCGAAAGAAATTGACGTGCCTGAGACAGTGCCAACTCGAGCGACTCCATCGTTAACTGCATTTTTGTGATAATTAACGACTACTTTATTAGCATTTGCGTCATACGCGATTGATGTCCATAAACCGTACTCTATATTCACCGGAGTACCAAACGTAATCGCTCCACTTGCAACAGTGCCGACAACAGCCTTAATTCTATTGGAGTCACTGGAATCTTGATAGGCAATTACTACTTTGTTAGAGGCTGTGTCATAACAAGAAGAAATATATCTTGTATTTCCTGCTTCAAACTCTACTTGTGAACCAATAATTGGAACAGGAGTTGACACCAAGCCTGCGGCTGTAACAGTACCGTCAGCATTGATAATAACCGTATCACCGTTGGCTAGTGTTCCAGATGCGACTGCTTCGAGTGTCGGGCTTGCAGATACGTCTCCCCATAATGGGTCAGTGCCATCAGTTGATAAGAATTTACCTGCATTGCCTGATTGACTTGGATACACAGCCTTTGCGTCTAGCTGAGTTTGTATAGGGCTTGTTACACCATCAGTGTAGTTTAGCTCTGCGGCTGTTCCATTGTAGTCGCTGATCTGAGAAACAGTTACAGAGGTTGCTGTAGGAGCTACTGCTGCCCACGCAGACCCTGTATAGACCTTCATCGCGTTAGACGAAGTATTAAAGTATAAAGCGCCTGTTAGTAAAGCGTTGCCGTCATTATCTACAGTAGGGTCAGATGATTTATCACCTAAGTAACGATCGTCAAAGTTGTCATAAGTAGTTGCTGCTGCTGCGGCAGAACTAGCTGCTGCTGTAGCTGAGTTACCTGCATTTGTAGCAGAAGTAGCTGCGCCACTAGCAGAGCTAGAAGCGGCAGACGCTGACGTCGCTGCTGCTGCGGCTGATGTAGCTGCCGAGGTAGCACTGCCTAGTATCGAGTCTGTGTAGGCTTTTGTGGCTACGTCTTGAGCAGCAGTAGGGTCACCTGCTCCTGTGATCTTGTTAGTACCCATCGCTAGAGCGCCAGACATTGTACCGCCTGTCAGGTTTAGCTTTGTCGCGAGGGATGTGTTGATTTCTGTCTTAGTGAAGACATCTGTTAATCCGTAACCACTAACAGTAGTAGGGTTAGTACCGCCTGTAATACGACCATAAGCATCTGTAGTTACTGACCTGTATGTAGCTGCTGTAACACCACTTGTTGCTAAGTCTATGTTATCTGCATTTACTACTATTCGCGAAGCAGCGGCAGTACCTACATCAAGCGTGTTGCCTGATTTGGTCATACCTGCACCCGCAATAACCTGACCCGCTCCTGAGAACTGAACCCAAGTAACTGCTGTGCTACCTAACGTACCACCTGCCACTATAGAAGCTACGAAGCCATTGTTTGCATTAGCTGTACCGTCTTCTACAAAGCTATAAGCATTGACTAACTCGTCCCAAGTATTTGCGTCTGCGGAACGCGCCCATCCACTAGCTGCTGCAACGTAAATACCATTCTCTTCTGCGCTAGTTTGATCTTTAACTAATACACGATCACCCGCTATAACAGACACACCGTCTATAGTCTGTGCGCCACTTAGCGTAATGTTGGCTGTAGTACCTGCACGACACGATGCCTTCGCGTCCAATCCTTGTACAGAGTTGTCTACATATATCTTAGTTGCTGCGTCTTGCGCTGCGGTAGGATCAGCCAAACCTGTAATCTTAGCCGCACCCATAGCGATAGCACCTGACATAGTACCGCCAGACAGATTTAACTTAGTAGCATCTGCTGTATCTACATAGCCTTTAGTAGCTGCGTCATTAGTATTAGTAGGAGACGCGAGGTTGGTGATGGTTGCCGATGTTCCGGCATTCATGTCTAAGCCACCGTTAATAGTGACGTTAGTAAACGTAGAAGTACCTGATGAGGCAGTGACGTTACCAGTGACATCACCTGTCACGTTGCCAGTTACATTGCCTGTAACAACGCCTGTAATGTTACCTGTGACGTTACCTGTGACGTTACCTACTACGTTGCCTGTCAGACCTCCTACAAAGCCTGAAGTAGCCGTTACTGTGCTACCTCGTACCGTAGATGCGGTTGTAGCACCGATGGGCGTAGAGTTAATTGTGCCGCCTGTAACAACTGCGTTGCTAGATGCAAAAGTACCGTTGGCTGTTAGAGTGCCTGATACAGTCGCAGTAGTGGTTGTAATGGTAGAGGGATTAGTGCCTAGCTCTACAATAGCGGCAGACGCATTCTCTGTGAATATACGCTTGTCAGTTACGTTGACCGCAAGCTCGCCTTTAACCAAGTCACTCGTATTTGGTACGGCTGCAGCGGTAGAGCTATTCTTGGTTACTATGACTGTCATAATTTAGTCCTATCGAGTCTTGAAATACATTGTAATTTCAAAGGCTAGCCGTATTTGTTTATAAGAAGGTTTAGTCCACATAATTATCACCTACCATTTAACTTTGTCAGCCCAGTAGGCTGCGGAACACTTGCCTTTAGCGATGTTCTTAGCGTGTCTTGCTTTAAATGATTTGCGTCTTGCTTTTTCGGATGCTGTGTCAGGATTTTTACCTGCGCCTTTAACACCTTGTTGTCCAAATCTAATTGTCTTTACTGAGTCGTCTGCGCATTTTGCTAAAACAACATGACTCTTTGTAGGATGGTTAGGAGTACGTTTTGGCTTGTTATACCCACTAACGCCTAACTTGGTTATTCTGGGGTCTTTTTTACTCATAAAGAAAAGGAGAGACAGCTCCGAAGAACTGCCTCCCCAACTCCTATCTAGGCATTTACGTTCATGATAAATGCAGAATCAGGACGGAGTGCTTTAACACCGTACAGCTGATCGGCAGTATACAAGTTGGCAAGCCACTCTTGCTTGTACTGCGTCTGCGAACGAACACCCATCTGCTCCGCTAACACGAACGTGTCTTTGTGGAGGAGCAATGCAGCTTTGAGTTCGCCACCCGCTGAGTTAGCAGAAGCTGTTTCTGAAACAGCGCAGTTGGTAGATACAAATACGTCAATGCCGTACAAGTTACCAATCTTGCCATTTTCTACAGGTGCGCCACTAACAAAGTCAGAAGACACGTAACGATCAACACCCATAATTGCATTACGCAATGAAGGCGGTATTACAAAGCAACGGTTATCAAAAGGAACGTCTGCATCGTCCATCTTTTGAATCAAGTCACGGAAACACGCATCAGTAAAGACATCTGCTGTTGTAACTGTGTCTGTAGCATAAGCAGTAAGACCTGTAGACGCATCACAATAGAACGAAGCTGTGTTAACGTAAGAGTTTTGTGCGTTACCTAAGTCTTTTGCAAGTGCGTGTAGATCAGTGTCTACTTGACGAGCAAGTGCATAACCTGCGTCACCAGTGTAGAACTGACGTAGGCTAGACAAAGCCTGTACTTCAGTAATGTCTTCAATGAGACGTGAATACTCGAAGTGCTTGTCAATGAGTACAGGTACGTTGCCTTCAGTGTTGCCTTGGATACTAACGGCAGTGCCTGAAGTCTTAGCTACAGCTTCGCCACGAACAGGAGCAGGGATATTGATAGTATCGCCTTTCTTGCCTGTCATGCCCATCTTCTTTACTAGGTTAGCAAGTACGAGGCTCTTCTCATACGCTGCACGTACCTCATCACTCCAAATTTCTGGAATAAATGTTGCTGCTTTGGTGTTATTTACAACACCCCCTTGAGCGGGATATACTGATGTAGTCATCTTATTTCTTCCTTAGTTATTTAATCATTTAACGCGCCCCTCTTGATAAGCCACCATTATTTCATCTGACATGGCTGAATATCTATCAGGGTCGTTTTTCATTAGTTTAATAATGTCTGCACGCCTAAAGATTTTCTTACTATTTGTCTGCGTTCCTGAAGCTCCTCCGGTAGATGCACTCTTAACGGTAGCATTTCTACTAGACTTCTCAGCATTTACAGTTTGACCAATCAATGCTTTACGATCTTTCCACAGACTGAATATCTCGTCAGCTGCTTCATAATCAAAGTTTCGATCAGCTTGTTGCAACAGTTTAGTCCTAAACGAACTTTCACCAACCCAATTAACAAAAGCAGAGTCTTGCAGTACTTCAGCCATGTCAGGGTGTTTATCCTTTAACATAGCTTGTGCGCTTGACTTCTTCATATCCGTAGAAGTTCTTTGAGCTTCTCGGACAGCAGGGTGATTGTCTATTGCTTTCTGTATTGCCTTTTCAGGATCAGAAAAGTAATCAATCTCTTCGTCTACAGGTTCTTCTTTACTTGAGGATTGTGACATTACAAACTCATCAACAACCTTGCGTAGCTCACCTACCTCACCACTCTGACGACCAAGCATACGCTCAGCCTCTTGGTGCATTTGTACAAGCTCAGCAGCACTCTTGTTGCGATACTTGTCCGGTACGTTGTCTTCTTCACTAGGTTGCTCTTCCGAGGCTAGTGCGTCTAACTGTTCTACGTTGTCGTCTTCTTGTCGTCCTATTTCTTCATCTATCAGTGTAGCCATTATTAAAACTCCGTGATTAAATCATTATGGAGATTGATGGACTTGTGAGGCTCTTACGAGTTGTCCTCACGTCTTTCGCGTCTAATCTGATCTTCTCTATTCTTTGCCCACTTCATAGTAGACCCCGGAAAATGTCCTGATATAGGGTCTAGTGTGCATTGAACAGCGGAAATCATCTTAGTCGCTGTTTGATCGCAGGT